TATTATGGTGGTCGTGGAATTACTGTATGTGCTGAATGGTTAGATTTTGAAAAGTTTTATTCCGATATGGGTAAAAGACCTGATGGATTAAGTATTGACCGCATAAATAACGATAAAGGTTATTTTTTAGAAAATTGTCGATGGGCTACTCCTAAAGAGCAAGCCAACAATCGAAGAAAGGCAATGGCCTAATGCCAGTTCGTGACCTATTGATGTCTGCTAGTGGTGCTTCTGCTCCTGCCGTATATGTAGATGATGTATTTTCTACTTATTTATATACAGGTACAGGAGCAACACAATCTATTAATAATGGAATAGACCTTACTAAAGGTGGAATGACTTGGATTAAATCTAGGTCAGCCGCAACAAACAATAACTTATTTGATACTGTTCAAGGTGTAACAAAGTTATTACATTCAAATACACAAGATACAATTATTACCGACACTAATTCTTTGACTGCTTTTAATTCTAATGGTTTTACATTAGGAAGTGGTAATACAACAGGTAATCAAGTAAATACTTCTGCTGCAACTTTCGCTTCTTGGACATTTCGTAAACAACCTAAGTTCTTTGATATTGTTCAATATACTGGTACAGGCTCAACTCAAGCAATTAATCATAGCTTAGGTTCTACACCTGGCTGTATTATTGTTAAATGTACCAATGCTTCTGGAATTAGTTGGGTTGTTTATCATAAAGGTTTAAATGGTGGCACAACTCCAGAGCAATATGCTATTATTTTAAATACTACAGCAGCTCAAAGCAGCAATTCAGTTTTTTGGAATAATACAGCTCCAACATCTACTCAATTTACTGTTGGCACTGCTGGCGGAACAAATACTAGTGGAAATACATACATAGCCTACATATTTGCTGACCAAGCTGGTGGATTTGGTGCAACAGGAACAGATAGTGCTATTGCTTGTGGAAGTTATACAGCAACAGGAAATGACTTTATAAATCTTGGATGGGAGCCACAATTTATATTAATAAAAAACACCACTTCAGTAAGTAATTGGACAACTGTAGATGTTATGAGAGGAGAGTCTCAAACAATTTTAAACTATTTACGCCCAAATACTACTGTATCAGAACTTACATATACTCCTGGGTATTACATACCTACAGCTACAGGGTTTTCTAATCCAGGAAGCCTTCCTTTTGATAATCCTGGTGATAATATTATTTACATAGCAATTCGCAGACCTAATAAACCACCTACTACTGGTACTAGTGTGTTTAGTCCTGTAACAAATACAGTATCAAGCAGTGCTGCTGTCACAACTACAACTGGATTCCCTGTAGATACTTTATTTTTTGAAGGGTATTTAAATGACGGAACTAATTTTGACATTGATAGATTAAGAGGAAGTTCCTCAACTTCTACAAACTGGCTTCAAACAAATTCAACAGCGGCAGAACAAGCCTCTAGTGGTTCTTATGGAATAGCATTAGATAGCAATACATCTATTACTGATAATCATTTTGCTTATAATGTAGCTGGTACAGATAGTTTTATTTATTGGGCTTTAAAAAGAGCACCTACATTCTTTGATGAAGTTTGTTATACAGGAACAGGCGCAAATCAAACAATTAAGCACAATTTAACAACTGTTCCGCAAATAATTATTTTAAAAGATAGGTCAAATGCTGGAAACAACTGGGTAGCTTATTGCCAACCTAATGGAACATCATACAATTCTGCAAATTCAAATGTTGGATATTTAAACTCTAATATTTCTTTCTTTTCTTATCCAACTGTTTTTAATAGCACTGCACCAACATCTACTCAAATTACATTAGGAAATACAACATTAGCTAATGTAAGCGCACATACTTATGTCGGATATTTGTTTGGAACTTGTGCTGGAATATCTTATGTTGGCACATACACAGGAAGCGGAACAGGTCAGTCAATAGCTTGTGGATTTGGTTCTGGTGGAGCTAGATTTATTTTGATTAAGCGCACAGATTCTACTGGTGATTGGTATTGTTTTGATTCTGCTAGAGGTCTTACAAGTTCATCTAGTCCTTATTTATTATGGAATTCATCAGGTGTTCAAGTATCAGGAAATAATGGTTGTTATGCTTCTTCTGGTGGATTTACTTTAACTTCTTCAGCTTCTGCTACAGTCAATGTAAATGGCGGAAGCTATATTTTCTTGGCTGTGGCTTAAAGGACAAATTATGGCAATTTTTATCAATACACAAACATTATCGTATCCAGTTACGCAAGAGCAAATACAATCTGAATATCCTAATACTAGCTTTCCTACGCCTTTTGTAGCTCCAGAGCCGTATGAAACTGTATTTGATAGTCCACAGCCATCCTATGACCCAATTACTCAAGCTGTTGTTCAAGGTGCGCCAGAGCAAACTAGCGGTCAATGGTATCAAGTATGGAATGTAGTTGATTTGACACCAGAGCAAATTGCTTACAACAAAGAGCAAAAAGCTAATCAAAACAAAACACAGGCTACTCAGATTCTTTCCAACACAGATTGGACTGCCATTCCTGATGTGGCTGACCCATTAAAGTCTAATCCTTACCTTACAAACCAAGCAGAATTTGTTGCCTATAGAAGTACAATTAGGAATATTGCTGTAAACCCTACATGGGATGCAGTATTTCCTACAGCGCCTACGGAAAAGTGGAGTAGCTAAAATAGAAAGATAAGATGACAACAATATACGGATTAGATGTAGCAACACAATGGGAACAAATACTAGAACTTCATGTCCTAGCATTAGCTAAAGAGCATCACCCTGATTGGTATCGTTGGCGATTGACCAATAACTATGAAAGGGCGGTGTTTCTTAAAGGCGATCCAGTATTTCCTAGAGAACATCAACGCTATCAATGGGCGGCAAAGAATTTATTAAATGGCTCAATCTTTGAATTAGGATGTACAACAGGCTATGGAGTCCAATATTTTCCAAATAATGTCGATTATCTTGGTCTTGACTATGATCCTATCATTATTAATGTCGCAAAAGAACAGCAATGGTCAGACACCGCAAGATTTGTTTCTGCCGATATTAATGTATATGACTTGGATTTTTATACTAATATTATTGCTTTTGAAGTCATTGAACACTTAGACAATGGGCTAGAAATAGCTCAGAAACTAAAGAAACATTGCAAACGATTATTACTTACAGTTCCTTGGAATGAACCTAAAGGTTTTTGGGGTGAGCATCATAAACTACATGGCTTAAATGAGTCCCATTTTGAGGGCTTTGAGTTTGAATATGTTAATGAACATGGACAGATTACAAACCAGCCAGAACCTATTACAGAACAAAACAGATGCAACCTAATGCTATGCAAATTCTCTGCTCCGTAGCCACTAGAGGGCGATATACCACGACTTTGCCAATGGTTTTGATGGCTATAGCCAATCAAACCAAAAGCCCTAATAAGCTGGTTATATTTGATGATAATGACAATTCCGAAGATATGCGGGAAAACCCTATATACCAACACATATTTCAAATATTAGATATTAAAAAAATTGCTTGGGAATGGGTTTATGCTGAAAAAAAAGGTCAGCACCATATCCATCAAAGAGCAAACACAATGGGGTTTGATTGGGTCTGGCGAGTAGATGACGATGCCATCCCAGAACCTAATGTCTTAGAACAACTTTGTAGTCACATTGATACCACAATAGGTGCTATTGGCGGCTCAATTCTTACTCCACCTTTGATTTTTGATTGCTCCCAATCAACTGGTAAGGTAAAAAATATAGATGCAGAAGCCAATATACAATGGAATCATATAGAACAAATAAAGGAAGTTGAGCATTTACATTGTTCATTTTTATACCGGGCTGGTATCCATGATTATAACTTGGGGCTGTCTAGAGTAGCTCATCGGGAAGAAACCCTATTTACTTATGGTATATACCAAAAGCGATACCAAATCTTAACTGTGCCTAATGCGGTTACTTGGCATTTAAAGGCGCAAGGGGGAATCCGAAGTGAAAATAAGCAAGAACTATATGCCCATGATGAAGCTATTTTTAGAAATATTGTTGGATTTTGTGATAGCACCATTGTTGTTCTTAACTGTGGCTTTGGTGACCATATTGTGTTCAGCCATATACTTCCTGAGATTTCTAATCCTATTGTGTTTACTTGTTATCCTGAGATTGTTCCCGGCAAGTCGATAGCTGAAGCTCAAGCATTATTTGGTGATATAGACCAATGGAATATTTATAAAAAAATGGCGCAATGGAATTGGAAAGGTAGTCTTGAAGATGCCTACAGAAAGCTATATTTATGATTCTTATTCATCCTTATGCCAAAAAATTAATGAATGGCAAAGAAAACCCTAAAAACTATCCATATTGGAAAGAATTGATTGCATTGATTGATGAGCCAATTATCCAAGTAGGCATAGAAGGCGAAGAACCATTAGTGCATGAATTTTTAAAAAATTTGCCTATTGCAAGGCTTAGAGAGCTAATAGCTGAATGTCGCATCTGGATTGGGGTTGATAGCTTTTTTCAGCATCTTGCATGGGATTGTAAAAAACAAGGGATTGTTCTTTGGTCTGTATCTGATCCATTGATATATGGGCATCCAGAAAATATTAACTTATTAAAAAGCAGGGATTATCTTGCTGATAATCAGTTTCTATGGTGGGATTTCACCAAATATAATCCTGATGCATTTGTAAAGCCAGAAGAAGTGTTAAAATATCTTTAAATTCCAGATAATATAAGATTTATTAATAATTTAACCTATTATCTGGGGTAGCTATGAGTTTAGATGCAATAACAAAAGATGATCTAGTTGTTTTGCTTAAAGAAGTTATTGCTGAAGCTGTCGAATCCCATCCTTTATCAGATGATGAAGTTAAATGGGTAAGATTGGCAATTCAAGCAGAAGCAAAAAAAGCGGCATTTAGACAAGCTGTTATTGATAAAACTTTTATTGGCTTGCTTAGTTCTGGTGCTATTGGTCTATGTTACTTTATTATAGATTCTGTTAAAACTCATTGGAAATGAAACCCAAACATAGATCAAAAACCCTTTGGTTTTCTTTTGCCCTAGTAGTATTTGGTGCATTAATGGATAACTTTTCATATATTCAAAACTTTATTGACCCTAAATATTATGGCTATGGCTATATCCTCATAGGGATTATTGTGGCAATATTGAGGTTCTTGACCAACAAACCCTTGGATAACCAATGATCGATTATGTCAAAATATCACTTCTTGGTGGTTTATGCTTTATCCTTTTTGGCTCTGGCTATTGGATGGGTTATTCACGATATATTGAATATAAAAAGTCAGTTGAAATTCAAGCCAAGACCCAAGAAGCAAAAGTAGAATCAATCCAAAAACAGCATGAATTAGTAAAAAAAGGAATACAAGATGAATATGATGCGAAACTTAGTTTATTGCGTACCTATTATTCTAATGGGGTGCGTCAGCCCAGTTCCAATACCATGCCCAACCTTTCCAACACCGCCAGCATCGCTAATGCAGTCTCCACCTACAATGTTCTTGCTGGACAATGCTCAGAAACAACTTTAATGCTAGTTGAATTACAGAAGTGGGTTAATGAAACTTATGCTATCAAATGACATCTGAGCAATTAGCAAAACTAGGTATAAACCCTGATTGGTTGCCTTGGCTTCAAAAGACTTGTGATAGATATTCCATTAACAATGTAAATCGGCAGTCTGCATTTCTTGGTCAATGTATGCATGAATCTAATTCATTCAAAGTGCTACAAGAGAATTTGCATTATTCAGCTAATGGCTTAAAGTCAGTCTGGGGATCAAGATTCCCTACAAATGAAATAGCTGATAAATATGCCAATCACCCAGATATGATTGCCAATAAGGTCTATGCCAATCGCATGGGTAATGGCGATGAAGAATCAGGTGATGGCTGGAAATACAGGGGCAGGGGGATCATTCAATGTACTGGCAAAGATTTGTATAAAACCCTATCTAATGCCCTTAATATCGATTTAATCAGCGATCCAGATATGCTATTGGAAATGCCTTATGCATCTATGTCTGCTGGTTGGTTTTGGAACAAAAAAGGTCTGAATGACCTAGCAGATCAAAACAATTATGAAGCTACCAAAGAAATGACAAAGCGAATCAATGGTGGATTCAATGGTTTAGATGATCGAATCCTAAAAATTGAACAAGCTAAAAAAGTATTGACAGCCTGATAGGTTTATTCTGGGCTGTCGCAGAATCGTGAAGTTTAGTCCTATCTACTAATAGACTTTAAAAAGGGACATCCGAATCCATATCAGCCAAA